GGATTTCACGTACAACGTAGGGTTGTCCTTACGCGTTGCGCGCAAGGTCAGACAGGACGGGCTTGTCTGGTTTCGGTTGATGCCACCTATTTCCACCGCCCAGTGGTACCACTCACTCTTACTGAAAAGTTTGTTCGTGAACCGGTTTAGGCAATCGTCATTGTTCGGGGGGAGGGTTCCGTTGATCCCCAACACGACGATTGACGGCTACATTACCACACACCAGCACCACACAACCCCGAACTTTCCGATGGAGCACGCGCTCCGCAACGCATTCCTCGCCGCGGTTATCGCCTCGCCGCGGGGAGGAACACTCTTGACCGCACCGACAAAGAAAGGGAAAGAGAAGAAGGCGCCACTCGCGACTTACCGGCGCTACCGTGCGAATATTCGTACGGAGTCAACCATCGCCGGTAATGTCGACGCGCGTGTGGCTGGCATCCAATACGAGATTGGAGCTCGCTACGAACGCGTAGGGGAGGCTTTCGCTCCCGTCCCCGAAGAGCAGGTTCTCTTCGAGGCGGCTTATCCGTCCTCCGCGGCCTTGGCCGAGGACTTCGTCGGATTCGCGCGGAAGTACTCCAACTTCTCCGCCACTTTCGCCCACTCCAGCCTCGCTGGGTTGGTCGAAAGAGTCGCGCGCACACTGGGTGCGCTAACCGTCTTCCCGTCCGGTACTTTCGACCAGGACGCGATTCGCGGGGGGCGCCCACTGATGATCGCGGCGCTTGGCACTCTGGACGGGCCGGTCAATTCGTTGGCCGGTTCCGTCTTCATACCCCGACTCGTGGACAGCGTCATTTCGCCTGACGTTTTCACCATCCTGATCAACGCCGCTGCCGGTGAGGGCAGCCGCGTCATCACGGATGTCCTCGAGCTGGATGCCACGACCAGGAGGCCTATTGTCCCGACTCTTCGGGACTCGAGCATGCTCCTCCCCTGTGTCGAGGCCCTCCGGATCCTCGGGGCTAACATGGCGGCCTGTGACCAGGGGCCGCTCTTTGCCTTTGCACTGGTCCGCGGTCTCAACGCCGTCTTGTCTCTTGTCGGACATACTGACGAGGCTGGCGTGACCCGCGACATCTTCCGGGTCTCCGGGTTCGATATCCCCTTTGGCGGGATTCATTTCGGACTGGAGCCTTACGCCGGACTGCCGGCGGTCGCTTCGAACGCGGGTGCTGACGCCTGCTGCTACGTGGACGCGCTCCTGATGACGTCTGGAGCCCTCGTAGCCCATTGCGACCCTGGCCAGGAATACGGGGGACGTTGGTTCCCAACTGTCCTCCAAGGGACTGGTCCCGACACCGCTGAGGTGCGCCCGGGACAGTCTCAAGAGGGTACGGCCGATATGGCTAACCGTAACCGCGGGCTGCTCGCTTCGAGTATGCCGCGGTTCGCCGAGCACTACGCCCGTGGGCTCGGTCGCCTCTTCGCTATCGAGGGTGATGCGCGCATCGTCGTGAACATCCTCAGCGCGTCGGCCCGCCTCTTGCCCGACAACTGCCGCCACTTGCGGTACCCCTCCGTCTCGCCCTATTTTTGGGTCGAGCCCACTTCTCTGCTGCCCCCCGACTTCTTAGGGACGGCGGCAGAGCTCAATGGGTGTGGGTCCCTTGCAATGCGTGGCACCTCCCGAACCCGCCAGGCTTGGGAGGACATCGAACGAGTGGGTGACGAAGACGTCACTTTCACGGGGTACAACGTGGCGATGCCTTTCGCCCGGTCCTCGTGGTTCCTCATCCACTGGCTCAACCACCCCGCCAACGGGCTCGGCGCTTTGCGTGTGCGCCAGCTCGACCCGAACGGGGTCATTCACCCGGGGCCTTGCGCTGACAATCCTGACGTCCGGGATCGCGTTGAGGCCTCCCTGCCCATTACGGACTATTTGTGGGTCCGGGGGCAATCTCCCTTCCCCGCGCCTGGTGAGTTCCTGAACTTGACCGGGACGTTGGGACTCCTCGCCCGCCACCTGACCATGGACGACGACGGGATTCCGACCGAGGAACACCTCCCCACCGGGAGGGAATTTCGCGACACTGCGGTCACGGTTGTTGCGGGGCGTCCGGTGGGCCTCCCTAATGGGGCCCACAACGCCTACGACTCTCAAGCTCGTCGCGCCCGAACCCGCGCGACCCGCGAGCTTGCGGCCTCCGCTGCACGCGCCCGTCTTTACGGCCGGGCCACCGTAGCGGAGATGCCGATACTGACCAGCGCGCCTGTTTTGCGCGCTGCGCCACCACGGCCAGAAGCCGTAAACCCGATGGAGGGTGGGGGGCCAGGACACGACCTGGCGCGTCATTCAGGGATGGGTAGACACACTTACCCCCCTGACCGCGAACAACGCGGCGACCCCGCAGTGCCGGTGCCACAGCACCAGGCCCTGCGCGCCCCTCAGATGCCACGCCCCGGCCCGAACCCGCAGGGCGGCGGCGTGATCCCGCCCCCCCCCCCGCTTCCGCCGTCAGGTGGAGGTGACGGTTCTGGCCCCAGTAGTGGTGGCTCCTGTGCTCAGGAGGACACCAACCCTGCCCCCCCTGTAGCACCCGGCCCCGCCCAGCCTGACGGGCCCGCCAATGAATAAGTTCATTGACAGGGCCGAACAATTCGGCCCGGTGGGTGACTACCTACTATCGGTTGTCGAACGCTTCCCGACGGTACATTCTTACGGTGAACTCTCTTTCGTTGATGCCCTTACCCGGTTGCGTGCTATGTCCAATAACTTGCACGCGAACGACGCGCTGCTGCCTGCCGCTGTGTCTCTTCTCTGCCTGCCGTTCCCTCTGCAGGTCGAGATGTCACGCGCCGACGTGTATGCACTGCTCGTAAAGGGCACGTCCCTTCCTTTCAACTTTGTACGTTCCACCGCCCACTTGCACCCCCTGCCTGATGACGTTGGCCGGCCGGGTTCCACTCGTTACAGTGGGCGGTTCTTTGCGCGTTTGCTTAATGACCACTCTTTCCGGCGTTCTTGTTTTCCAACGAAGAAGATGTTGCCAGCAGAGGTTAAACCCAACCTCGCCCTGGCGCCTCTCATCCGCTCGTTTTCCACGTGTGCCGGACCCACCCTGGCCGGTCATTTCCTACGTCACCTAGCTGGACACGTGACCGAGGACGTCGCGATGGCTGCCATGGTATATGCCCACGGCCTCGTCGCCTGCTACGGACAGAAGGGCTACGATATCGCAGCCTGGCTTGTCTTAAGGCCTGCGGCGGCTAAGGGCATCTCGACGGCTATCAAGGCTCTCGGCGCGAACGCCCATGACTTCGGTGCTGTCCTCTGTGAAGCTCAGACTTTACTCGGACGCGCCGTCTCTACAATCGACCTAGCCCACGAGGCGGAATACCGCTGTGACCCCGATCTCGTGGCCAAGCAGGTCATAGAACCCGGTGAAGAGTTACGCTCCCACATACGCGCCGTCCTCGCGATGGAGCTCGCTGGACGAGACCTCTCTCTGCCCGACCTCGACTCGTGGTGGTCTTCTCGCTGGTTGTGGTGTGTGAACGGTTCCCAGAACGACGCTTCCTCGCGCCTTCTCGGGATCGACACTGCCCGTTTCCGCGAGTTCCACACGCGTGAGTACCGGAGGATGGCTTCCGAAGCGTTAACTCACGAACCAATCACGAGCTGGGACGGGTACACGAATATCTCGGCTTCCCCCAAATTGGAACACGGGAAAACCCGAGCTATCTTCGCTTGCGACACCCGCAGCTACTTCGCTTTCGAGTGGTTGCTTGGCGCTACACAAAAAGCCTGGCGTAACCACCGAGTTCTGCTCGACCCTGGTGGTGGCGGGCATCTTGGCATATCTCGACGTGTCCGTAGTTTCATGAAACACGGCGGGGTGAACCTGATGCTCGACTTCGACGACTTCAACTCCCACCACTCTCTCAACAGCCAACGCATGCTCTTCGGTGAGCTTTGTGACCGTGCGAACGCCCCCGGATGGTACCGAAAGGTGCTTTCCGATTCCTGGGGGAAAATGCACGTAAACATCGCCGGTCACATGCGTCCATGGCTTGGTACGCTTCCCTCTGGCCACCGGGGGACGACCATCGTTAACTCAGTGCTAAACGCGGCTTACATCCGCATGGCACTAGGTGGCCCCGCCTTCGACAAACTCACCTCCCTCCATACCGGCGACGACGTCTACATCAGGGCTGACACCCTGACCTCGTGTGAGTGGATCCTTGACCGTGTCCGCTCCGTCGGTTGTCGCATTAACCCCGCCAAGCAGAGCGTGGGTTTTGGGACTGGTGAGTTCCTCCGGATGGCGATTACCCAGCGAGAAACGAGAGGGTACCTCGCTCGGTCGGTGGCCTCATTTGTCTCAGGCAACTGGACCAACCAAAACCCTCTCGACCCCGCCGACGCCTTACGAACTGCGATCGTCTCTACGCGTGCTCTGATCAATCGATCAGGGCGGCAAGACTACGCACGACTCGTGGGCCCGGCATTACGCCTATCCCACCCCCTCGGCACGCGCAACATCATCCGGTTACTCAGCGGTGATGTGGCACTCGACGACGGCCCCGTCTACAACACAGACGGCCGCATCGTGCATTTCCGGGTGGAAGGGCAAATTGAGGACGCGCTCCCTGTCTCCGAACGCTGGCCTCACAACGCCACCGACGCGTACTTGTTATCGCACGTGTCGGAGGTGGAACGCGCCGCCCTCGCGGCGACCGGCACTGACGCTGCCGCCTTGATGCTTGCCTCTAGCTTTTCAAAAGGGCATTCATCATTAGGCAGTGCTCGGCGCCAGGTTGTCAGGGTAGCAAAGCGGGAAACCACCCGCGCCCATGGTTTCGCAGATGCTTCTGATCTACTGCACCGTGACCGTGACAAAGTCGGGGTATTGAAGGCATACCCCCTCGTCAACTTGGTAAAGAACCGCCTTCGTAAGGAGACAATATCAGAACTGCTCATCCTCGCCGGCCATACGCCTGGCGCCGACCCGTACCGACAAGCCTTTGGTGAACACCCAGAGTCAAAGAACATCATCGGCTCGTTATCGCACTCGGACGCCAGCGCGTTGGGCAAGGCGACGCGTTCTGGTAACATATACACCCTCACCCCCGTGTTCGTTTAGTCAGAGACGAGCATTGGCCGCCCCAACCAGACCGGGGCAACATACTAGTGGGCCCGCTGGGGCCAAACTGCAG